CACCTTGCGCTTCGAGTCCGTCGAATCGACGAACCGCCAGTCATCCTCCAGCCCCGCCCAGGGCGGCAGCAGGCCGAGGCCCTTGAACGTCTCGATGTACGCCACGGCCTGCCACCACGGCGGCACGCCGGGCAGCGGCTGCTGCTGGGCCCGCGCCACGCTGGCGCCGAGCAGCCCGAACACCAGCGCCCAGCCCACCGCCACCGCCCAGCGCACCGGCGTCCGGCAGGGCGTCGTGCCCCACAGCACCGCGCCGCTCTCCTTGCCGTGGTCGTCGCCGAGCACGGCCTGCAGCACGCGGTCGATGACCTTGCCCCAGCGGCCACCGGCCTGCCGGAGGTCCCACGCGGCGCGGCTCCAGGTCTGCACCGCCCCGCCGCCGAGGACGACGTGCGTGCCCACGTTGGGCAGGTAGACGAACAGCAGGAAGGTCCACGGGCCCCAGCCGGGCTTGTAGGTGATCGAGTCGATGCCGTACTTGTTGGGCTTCCCCGGCCGGTTTCGGTCGAGCCAGTTGGTCGGGTTGGCCCAGTGGTACACCTTCGTGCGCCACGACTGACCGGCGCCCATGTCGATGGCGGCCACGGTCACGGTTGTCTCCCGCGTCCACAGCCACGGGATGCCGCGCAGCCACGTCCAGACGTTCCGCAGGTAGTGCTTCATGCCGCTGCCCTCGCTTCGTTCTCGACGTAGTTGGCGCGCACGATGGCGGCGGCCACCGGCGGGCTGACGGAGTTCCCGCAGAGGCGGACCTGGCTCGTCTTCGTGCCCGTGAGGATCGTCGACGCCGGGAAGCCCTGGGCGGCGAACAGCTCGCGGGGCTCGAGCATCCGCATGCCGATGTCGGCGATGTAGTGCTGCTCGCCCTTGACCATGACGAGGCCGAAGCGGTCCTTGGTGACCACCGTCCCCATGGGGTCGAGCAGCGACCGGCCCTCGCGCTCGTTGCCGTAGTACGCCTGCAGGAAGGCGAAGACGAGCGCGTGATGGTCCTGCGTGGTGATCGTGTGCATGGGCTGCCGGAGGTCGGCGCCGTCGTTCTCGTGGCCGCCGTAGTGCCGGGCCAGGAAGGCCGCGACGAGGGCGTGCTTCTGGCCGCCAGCGACGACGGTGCCCAGCGGCGCCTCGATGTCCAGCGACCGCGGCGCCTGCCCGGGCCGCTCGCCGTAGCCGGTCTGCACGAGCGTCGGCGCCACCAGCAGGTGCCGGGCCTTCGTCGTGACCGTCGTCAGCGGCTCGGCTGGCGACTGGCCCGACGACGGCGACGACTGGTGGTCCAGGTGCACGATGAACGGCTGCCGGGCGTTGACGACGTACCGCATGACGCCGCGCGCGATCCGGCGCAGCGTGGCGTCGGCCAGCGGCTTCCGGCGCTCGAAGATCGACGGGCACGGGATCGACCAGTCGATGCACTCCGCCGCCGTCCGGTACGGCGTGCGCCCCGGCCCGTGCGTCGCGTCGGGCCAGCGGATCGGCCGGCCGTCGCAGCGCGCCACGATGAACAGCCGCTTGCGGCTCGTCGGCGCCCCGTAGTCGCAGGCCCGCAGCTCGCGGGCGTCGAGCTCGTAGCCCAGGTTTTCAAGCTGCCGCCACCAGCGGCGGAACGTCATGCCGCGGCGGATCGGGCACGGCCGGCCGTCGTCGAGCAGCGGGCCCCAGTCGGCGAACTCCTCGACGTTCTCGAGGCAGATGACCCGCGGCCGAACGGCCTTCGCCCAGCGGTACACGACCCAGGCGAGGCCGCGGATCTTCTTCGACCGCGGCTTGCCGCCCTTGGCCTTGCTGAAGTGCGTGCAGTCCGGCGAGAACCACGCGAGCCCCACCGGCCGACCGCCCGTCGCTTCGACGGGGTCGACCTGCCACACGTCCTCGCAGTAGTGCTGCGTGTTCGGGTGGTTGAGCCGGTGCATCGCCACGGCTTCCGGGCTGTGGTTGATCGCCATGTCAGGCGACCGGCCCGTGGCCCACTCGATGCCCGTACTCGCGCCGCCGCCGCCGGCGAAACTATCCACTATCAACTCCGCGCCTTCGCCCGTGGGGACAACCTGCGCGCTCGTCACAGCGCATGCCTCCGACGTCGGGCGGCGCACGCGCGGCGCCGCGCTTCTTCATCTCCAAATCCCGCGGCGCGCGCCTCATCGGCGTGCTCGGCTGCGTGCTCCGCTCGCGTCATCGCGGCGAGGTTGGAGATGTCGTCGTTGAGTGGATCTCGGTCCTTGTGATGCACGACCATGCCCCTCGGCAGAGCCATGCCGTGCGCGGCCTCCCATACAACCTTCGCGCGTTCTCGCCACACATTGGGCTCGGCGATCTTCACGAAAGCCCTCTGCGATCCGAATCGCATGCGGATGGTCAAGGATCCGACCGGAAGCCGGTTGTGTGCTGGCTGGCCCGGTTGGAACTCGGTGCGCGGGCTCAGGCGCTGCCCCGGCTTGATCTCTGTGGCTACTGACGCTCGTGTGCCGCTGGAATAGCGACCGCGCCCGTCACGGCGACCGACGATCAGCTCGCTCATGCCCGCTCCCTCGCCTCGCGCGCCTTGGCCGCCGCCTTCGCGTCGTCGGGACTTGCGAAGAAGTCCACCAGCCGCGGGCCGCGCGCCTCGCTCACGTCCCACAGGGCGTACTTGGCATCGGGGCCGTGGTACTTCGCGACCGTGTAGCGCCCGCACTCGCTGGCGAGGTGGTACGGCGAGGCCCGGCGCCAGGTCAGGGCGGTCATGGGCGCGGCCGCGCGTGCTTCGCGGCGAGCATCTCGCGGTGCTGCTGGCGGAGCTGGCCCAGCCGGATGCCGTTGTCCTGGTAGGCGCGCTCGAGCCGGGCAAAGCCGGGGTGCGACTCGTGCGTCAGCGCCACGGCGCGCCCAAGCTCAGCCGCCTGCCGCAGGCAGTCCGCCATGTCGGGGAACTCCCGCCACGCCTTCCGCAGGGTTTCCCAGCCGTGGCCGTCCTCGGACTTCTGCCCGGCGTTCCGCCGCGGGCACGACGGGCACAGGAACCGCGGCGTGCTGGCGTCGCAGATGCCGCACTTCGCTGCCCTGGCATGAACCTCTCCCGACGCGACGGCGTCAGGCAGCGCGGATCGACGAACCACTGCGGGCCCCCTTCGGCGGATCGCGGGAAATCCAGTTGCGCCAGGCGCGCACCCAGTCCGAGCGCGGCGTCTTGAACTCGTGGTCGCAGAAGCGCTCGGTCTCGCGCTTCACGAACTCGGGCGAGTAGCCCTGCTCGATGGCCCAGCGGTAGTCCTCGATGGGGACGGTCCAGTCCTCGGGGACGAAGTGGCCGAGCTTCCCGCGGCGCTTCCGGTTCGACGCTTGCGCAGCAACCGGGGCGGGCGCGGGAGCAGCGGCTTCCGCTGCGACCTCCCCTCTCGGGCTCTCCCCTCTCCCCCCGTCTGGGTTTGAGTTTGAGTTTGCGTTTGAGGGGCGGTCGGCGGCGGTCACCGGCGGTCCTCGGCGGTCACCGGCGGTCGGCGCTGGTTCCGGTGGTGGATCGGCGGGCGGGGGCGTTCGACGCTCCCCCATCCGCTCCCGGTTCGCGCCGGTCTCAACCTCCCGCGCGGCCTTCGCGGCCAGGCGGGCTTTCTCGCGGTAGCGGGCGAAGTTGACGACCTGCCAGCCCCAGTCCCGGTGCGGGTCCAGCAGGACCAGCCGGGCGCCGTTCTCCGCGTTGCTGCGGCTGTACGGGTCGGGCTCGCAGAAGCGCCGCATGCACGCGACCACGTCGTCATGCGGGAGGCCGGTGACGCCAGCGATGAAGGCCGGCGTGACATCGACGACGCCGTCCTTGTCGGCCAGGGACAGCACGATGGGCCACAGGCCGATGTCCGGCCAGCGCCCGCAGAGGGTGCCCGTCGTCAGCGACGAGAACAGCGGCGCGTAGCCGGCCACTACTCGCGCTCCCCGCTCCACAGCGGCTTGCACGATGCGTTGCTGGTCCGCGCCGGCGCGTAGCCCACGCGGCGGATGATCTTCAGGGCGCTCGCGCGCTTGAACACCGAGCCCCACGCGCGCGCGTCAGCGGGCGGCGGCGCACCGCCGGCCAGATACGCCTCGATGACGTCCTCGGCGAGAAACGGGTAGGCCGAGTCGGCCGCGTAGGCCGCCAGGAAGTTCAGCGCCTCCTCACCCCAGCCGGGGCACTCGCTCTCCGCGTGCTCGGCGGCGCGCTGGATGCCGACATCGCGGCGGGCCGCGGCTTCGGCGAGGCTGGGGCGGTCCCAGACGAGGCCGAGCTGGTCCATCACGCCCGGCCCCCGGTCGGCAGGTGGCGCACGGACGGGAGCCGGGCCCGAAGGAACTCCGAGATGCCGCGGTACTCGCGGACCTCGACGCCGCGGCGGAAGTCCACGCCCGGCCGGAGGTTGAGCAGGCCATCGCCCTGCGGGCGGACGGCGCGGCGGTCGGTATCGCCAAGGGGGGCACCCCCGAGGGCGACGAAATTTTGGCGCTTATGTTGAGACACGCTCGCTCCCCTCCCGATTCGTGGTCAGGTAGGGCTGCCGGCCCCTACCCCCGAAAAACGAACGGGCCGGCCCCCGGAGGAGCCAGCCCGTGCTATGCGGCGTTCGTCTTGCCCTGGTACGGCGCCATGTCGGGCGCCTTGAGGCGCCCCTGCGTGAGCCGCTCGACCTGGTACTGACGCGCCAGCGGAACGGTGTCGCCCCACTGGTGAATGGCTGCCCGGGTAATCCCAAGCGCCCGGGCCAGCTCGGCAGCCGTACCGAATGCAGCGATGGCGTCCGCCTTCCTCATGGGCGCTGATCGTATGGCCGGCTATACATTGCTGTCAAGCGCACTAACCACGGGCGCCCGCACACTGCCACTCATGGCCTCCACGTTGCAGGACCGCATGACCGAAGCCGCTGCCGACATGGGCAAGCGGTTCAACCGGGCCGATCTTCAGCGGGCCGCCAACGTGACGCGCGTCACGGTGAGCCAGTGGTTCACCGGCCGGATCAGCAGCCTGACCGGCACCCGCCGGGCTTCCGCTTGCCCATGCGGTATAGTGGACTTGACAGCGTGGTTAGTCGGCTATACATTCCCCTCAGCCCGCCCCCACCGACCAAACGCGGTGCCGAGCGAGACGGGGCCCAGACCGGGCCGGGGCGGGCACGAGGGGAGACCGATGAACGCCGCCAACCTCTGCGACCCCCGCGTCGCCAGCTCCGACCGGATGCGCCGCGCCGCCCAGCTCACGCTCGAGGCGCACCGCCCGTGGCGCCCGGACGGCATCAGCCTTGCCTGTGTGCAGGACTTCCTCGGCCGCCTCGACTGCCTCGCGCAGGCCGACTTCGTGGCCGAGGCCCTCAGCGAAATGGAGCCGCTCGACCTCTGCGCCATCGCCGAGGCCGCGCGCACCGGCGAGAGCGCCGAGGCCGGCCGGCTCGTCGCCAAGGCCGTCAAGGTCTACGCCGACAACTACCTCGGCAGCCAGTACGGGGAGATGTTCCGGTGAGCCACACCATCGAACGCGACTGGACCACTGCCGCCGGTCTGCGGGCCGTGTGCCTGCTGATTCACGGAATGCACCGCTGCGGCTATGTGGCCGTCGGCGCTGACCACCCGCTGCATGGCGTTGACTACAGCGCCCAAACGACCGTCCTGCCACCGCTGCCGGACGACGAGCCGATGGGCAAGCGGGGGATCATCCCGCTGATCTGCGCGGGCAGCGTGGAAGCCGCGAGCCAGCGGCCCGATTGCTACTTCGACGTTCACGGCGGGCTCACCTTCAGCGCCGGTGGCGGGAGGTATCCGGCCGAAGGGTCTGGCCTCTGGTGGTTTGGCTTCGACTGCGGCCACGCCGGCGACGGCAGCCTAAACGACTACATCGTCCGCAACGGCCTGAACGACGGCCCCGTGCGCGACGAGGAATACGTGGTGGCCGAGTGCGAGTCGCTGGCGCGTCAGCTTGCCGCCGTGGCTGGCGGTGCGTCGTGAGAACCCCGCTGTACCTGACGCCCGCCGAGCATGACCTCGTGCGCGGCCTCGCCGTCACCCACAGCCAGCGCCTCGGCGGGGAGCTGCGCACGCGCACCGACCTGACGCCCGAGGGCCGCGCGCGCTACGTCGAGCAGCTCGACACCGTGCTCGGGCTGCTGCGCTCCATCCGGCAGGCGGAGGGCGAGACGTGCGCGACCTGATCCTCGCCCTCTGCATCCTCGCCCTGCTGGCCCTGGTCGCGGCCCTCGCCGTGGCCGAGGCCGGCGAATCCGACTACCCCACCGCTGCAGAGTGGCAGCAGGAGATTGACCAGTGAACGCTGTTGCCGAGAAGTTCCCGAACCGCAACGAGTACCTCGGCTGCTCCGAGGTCGCCGCCGCCGTCGGCCTGAACCCGTGGCAGACGCCGCTCGACCTGTTCCTCGAGAAGACCGGCCAGGTGCCGCGCCCCGACCTGTCGCAGAAGGACAGCGTGCGCTTCGGCGAGCTGCTGGAGGACGTGGTCGCCGACGAGTTCGCGCGCCGCTCCGGGCTGGAGGTGCGGCGGGACTCCCGCGAGTTCGCGCACCCCGAGCTGCCGTTCCTTCGCGGGCACATCGACCGCCGCATCGTCGGCCGCCGCGCCGGGCTGGAGTGCAAGACGGCCGGCATCCGCATGGCCGCCGACTTCGGCGAGGCCGGGACCGACGAGGTGCCGCCGCACTACCTTGTGCAGTGCGCCGCCTACATGGCCGTCACCGGCTTCGACGAGTGGCACCTCGCGGTGCTGATCGCCGGCAACGACTTCCGCACCTACCGCATCCCCCGCGATGAGGAGCTGATCGCCGGCATCGAGGCCCGGGCCCGGGCGTTCTGGGACGCCGTGCGGACCGGCCAGCCGCCGGCCGCCGTCACGGCCGCCGACGTGCGGGCGCTCTACAAGCAGGACGACGGCACCGAAGTCATCGCCACGCCCGAGGTCGCCGAGGCGTGCGCCAACCTCGCCGCTGCGAAGGCCCAGCTCAAGGCCGCCGAGGCGCTGGAGGAGCAGCTCGCCACCCAGGTGCAGTCCTTCATGGGGCCGCACGCCCGCCTGCTCGGCGCCGACGGCAAGCCGCTGGCGACGTGGACGACTGTCCGCAGCTCGCGCCTCGACGGCAAGCGGCTGGAGGCCGACCACCCTGAACTCGCGGCCCAGTACCGGGCCGATTCCGTGTCGCGCCGCTTCACCCTGAAGCTCAAGTAGGAGCCCACCATGGCCGCCAATCCCGAAACCCTCCCCGTCCGGCAGTACGCCCTCGCCACGCTCGCCGAGCGGTTCGGCGTGAAGGCCGATGCGCTGTTCCTGTCGTCGCTCAAGTCGGTGGCCTTCAAGGCGCCGAACGCGAGCAACGAGCAGCTCCTCGCGCTGTGCGTCACCGCCAACCAGTACGGGCTCAACCCGTTCACGAAGGAGCTGTACGCCTTCCCCGACAAGGGCGGCGGCATCGTCCCCATCGTCAGCGTGGACGGCTGGAGCCGCATCCTCAACGACTCGCCGCAGTTCGACGGGCTCGACTTCGTGGAGGCCGAGGACGGCTCGTGGATCGAGTGCGTGATCTACCGGAAAGACCGTGCCCACCCGATCAAGGCCCGCGAGTACATGGCCGAGTGCCGCCGCGACACCGCGCCGTGGAAGTCGCACCCGCGCCGGATGCTCCGGCACAAGGCGATGATCCAGGCGGCCCGCATGGCCTTCGGGTTCTCGGGCATCTATGACCCGGACGAGGGCGAGCGGATCGTGGCCGTGGAGCGTCCGGCGGCGCCGGCCGGCGCGACCCAGACGGAGCGCGTGAAGGCGCTGCTCACCGAGCCCAGCCCGGCGCCCGAGCCCGCCGACCCCGGCGTGACGGACGGCGAGTGGCTGGAGGCTGCCGGCCTCGGGGACGGGGAGGCCGCATGACCCCCGCCCTCTACCACCGCGAGCGCATCGCGTGCGTGGTGCTGTTCCGGGGCCCGCGCTTCTGCGTGGTCCGATTCACCGACCAGCGGGGCCGGTTCCGGCACCTGCTGGGGGATGAGCGCCGGGTGCAGACGCGGTTCGTCCACGTCCTGCCGCCGGCGGGGAGGGTGGCGGCGTGAGCCACGACAGCGACATCGCCGAGACGTGCGAGCTGATCCTCTGCACGCCGGAGGCCGAGGCCAGCATTCGGGGGATTGCCGATGACGACGCCTGATATCGGCGACGGCTACGGCTACGGCTACGGCTCCGGCTACGGCTACGGCTACGGCTCCGGCTACGGCGACGGCTACGGCGCCGGCTACGGCGACGGCTACGGCGACGGCTGACCCACCCCGCAGCGCCTCGGCTCGCTCACCCCGGGCCGAGGCGCTGCCACCACAGGAGACGTGAGATGCCACTGATAGGACTGCTTGCGCTGTTGATTGCCCTCGCTGCCGCAGCCGGTGTCGCCATCGGCTCGCTTCAATGCGGTCTTCGCTGGAATGAGTCTGGCATGGCGAACAAATACTCGGTGCTTGCAAACACCTGCTTTGTCGAAGCGCGCCCCGGCGTGTGGATTCCCGAAGAACGTTACAGGGAGACGCCATGAACGCAACCGAATGGGCCGAGAGGCTGGAGGCCCGACCTGTGCAGCGAACGAGGGCATGGTGCGCGAAGGCCGTGCCGCCCATTTTGAATGACGCAGTCATCGCCAGGTTCTGGCGCGACGTGCGTATTTCCACCGATGACCAGTGCTGGGAATGGGCAGGAAGTCGGACCGCAAACGGGTACGGCAGGTTCTGGATTCTGCGCAGGGGGCATGCTGCCCACCGCATCGCCTACGCCATAGCCAATGGCCCTGCGCCATCCAATCTGATGGTGTGCCACCACTGCGACAATCCTGCGTGCGTCAACCCCAGTCACTTGTTCTTGGGGACGGCGGCGGACAACGTGCATGACATGTTGAGGAAGGGGCGGAGGCCGCGACTGTTTGGATCAGCCAGTTCAAACGCGAAAGTTCATGAACGCGACGTTGAATCTATTCATGACCTGCGGTTGGCGGGGTGGACCCAATCAGCCATCGCCAGCCGTTTTGGCCTGAGCCAGCCGACTGTGTCGGAGATTCTGTCGGGTAAAAAGTGGCCCCATGTCGCCGCGGCAATCGAAGCCCGCCGCCGGGCCGAGGGAGGGGAGTGATGGACCTGCCGCCGATCCCCACCGACGTGATGGAGCGACTAGCTCTAGCCAGAGACATTGCGCTGCGATACCCAGTCGCGTACAGCGACGTAGATAACGGCGAACTTTACTGGGGCCTCTGTGCCGCGATAGTGGCGGTCGATAAGGCATTGGCCGAGCGCGACGCCCTGCGCGCCGAGGTCGGGCGGCTGAGTCGATTGGTGTACGAGATTGAGACGCGATGCGACCCCGCGGGCGAAACGCAAGAGCGTGTGCTGGCCGTAGAAACGGCTACCGCCGCACTCGCCGAAGCGCAGGAGTTGCGCGCCGAGAACGCCAAGCTGCGGGCGGCCCTTGAGGCGGCGCCGCTTCCGCTGGGCCTGCTTGAGCTGGATGGCAACGGCGACGTTGTTGCCGTCGTTGACCCGGAAGACCCCGACTACCACAACTGGTACATGACCACCCGCGCGGAGGCCCTGCGCCGTGAGTGACCTGACCGCCGAGGACTACGCCCGGGTCGCGGTGGCGATTGGGATGGAGAAGT